GTATATGGAGAAGGGGGTGGAATAGATTCATTTTCTGATAGAAATAACTTGCAATTCAAGCAAACATATGATAATATAAACGTCTTCATGGATAAATTCGAGAAGAAGGAAGAAATGAAGAAGCTTAAAGGAGCCAAGGCTAAGAGAGGACTACAGAAGTTTTTTTGAGAGTGATATTATAATGATTTGTGTCCACAAAACAATTATTGATAGTTGCTATCCTGATTCCATTAAAAACTTGAAATATACTTTGCCAGATTCTCCATATATATCGTCATGGAACAATTTTAATGAAGTGTGGGATGCCCAGTTACAGGTTAGAATGGAAGCTACAAACAAAGAATCTGAATCTTTATGGTGTTGGTGGTCAACCAGGTGGCTGGAAATGTGCGTAATGAGAGAGTCCGTCAGCACAGAAGTAACAGAAAGCGAAGAATTTATAGGTGTGTTCTCGAAGTGGGGACCCTTTCACTAAAGGAAATAATAATGGAAATGATGATGCCTGTTTATAATAAAATTTGGAGACTTCGTGATGATATTGGATATGGTGTGTGGGTTGGTGAACAAGATGTCCTTAAACCTTTTATGACACATAGTTATAGGCTGGACAGTCATTTAAACCAAATTATTTCGTCTCTGAATTATGAATAAAACAAACCCTCCAACAATCGAAGATTTAAGTAGACTTTTCAGGGATGCTTGGAGAAATGTCTATTGTAATAATTATGAAGCCTTTTATGGTCTACCAGAAGTCATAATGAATGAATTGAGTCAAATAGAAATGCAACTTTTTACAGCAATGATTAGCAATGAGGAGTAGATAAAGTGAACACAGAAATTCCATTTCAACTAGAGCAGATAATTAAATCTCTGGGGGATACCAGAGAAAATATCCATATTCGTGGAAACTATCGCACTCGTTTATCATTAATTCGTGATATTTTGGATACAGCAATCATGAAGTATGATGATGAGCTATTTTTAACAAACACAAAGAAAAATAAATGGAAGTAGCTATTATTTGTGACACCCACATAGGGGTGAGGAATGATAGCTATTTCTTTCATGATAATTTTGAAAAATCAATGTCATGGTTTTTTGATATTATTGATGCAGCAAAAATTAAACATGTCATCCACCTGGGCGATTTGTTTGATCGAAGGAAGTATTTGAATTTCAATACTGCTAGGATATGTCGTCAAAAATTTCTTGAGCCGCTCGATGGAAGAGGAATTGAGACGCATATTTTGGCAGGAAATCATGATGAATATTATAAAAATACACACACAACAAATGCCTTGGATGAAATCATAACGGGTCGTTATAAAAACATATATACTTATACCACGCCCGAAGTTGTTGACATTGGTGGTAAGGACATACAACTAATACCTTGGATAACAGAATCAAATATCAAGGAGTCTCTTAATGCTATTAAAACTTCCAGAGCAAATACCCTTATGGGACACCTTGAAATCCAAGGGTTTGAAATGCATAAGGGGTCTTTTTGTGTTGATGGTATGTCTCGGGAAATTTTTACGAGATATGATAGGTGTTTTAGTGGCCACCTTCATCATAATTCTACTCGTGACAATATTACTTACCTTGGTGCTTTTTCTGAGTTTACTTGGTCTGATTTTGGCGATCATAGAGGGTTTTCAATTTTTAATACAGAAACAGAACTTTTAACCAAATACCCCAACAAAAATACAATGTTTAAGATGATAATTTATGACGATGAAAGAAATCCCAACATTGTTGAAGAATTAGTGAGTTCTGACTATTCAAATTGCTATGTCAAAATTGTTTGTATGAAAAGAACAAACACCTTATTGTGGGATGCTCTTTTGGATAAAATTTATAAGGCCAAGCCCATTGATATTTCTGTTGTAGAAAACATCAATGTTTTTAAGGATAATGAAGAAGGCGTTGTGATTGATCAGGCCGAGGACACCCCCAAGATATTGAGTTCATATATTTCTGGTCTGACTTTGCCTGCTGATATTGATAATGATAAGGCATATCAATATCTCTTGGGTGTTTATCAAGAAGCCATCAATCTAGACACATAGGAATATAATTTGATAGTATTCAAATCTATAAAATGGAAGAATTTCCTGGCTGTGGGCAATTCATTTATTGAAATTGATTTCCTCAAGTATAGGAATGTTCTTCTTGTTGGTGCTAATGGGTCGGGAAAATCCACATTGTTGGATGCTCTGACTTTTGTGTTGTTTGGTAAGGCATTTAGGAAAATAAACAAACCCCTGTTGGTGAATTCCATCAATGAAAAAGATTGTGTAGTTGAAATTGAATTTTCAAACAATGGTAAAAATTTCAAGGTCATTCGAGGCATCAAACCCAATATTTTCCAGATATATTGTGATGGTGTGTTTATTAACCAAGATTCTGAATCGAAGGACTATCAAAGCTATTTAGAGAAGAATATCTTAAGGATGAGTTTCAAGACTTTTACTCAAATTGTCATCCTTGGTTCTGCTTCGTTTACTCCATTTATGCAATTATCATCGGGGGATCGACGCAACATTATCGAAGATTTACTAGATATCAAAATCTTCTCGGTAATGAATATCATCGCCAAACAGAAACTACAATTGAACATTGAGCAAATAGAAAGAAAAAGAACCCTCCTCATTGGAAAAGAGGAGAAACTCTCCTATATCAAGAAGATGATAACAGACCTCAAGAGTAACAATGAGGAAAAAGTTGCATCATTGAAAGAGCGGGGCCAAGAGATTTCCAAGGAAATAGGAGATATTTCTGTTGATATTCAGAGCATAGACGCGAAAATTAACAATTCATTAGACAATTCTTTACAATTAAATAAGATCAAGGCCAAGCGCGACAAGCTTATTGAACTTCGCTCAAAGATAGATATGAACTTCAAGAGAGGAGAGAAGGATATATTTTTTTATGAGAACAATGATAGTTGCCCAACCTGCAAACAAGATATCGACGATGGATTTAAAAGACTATCAATAGAGACTATTGGTGAAAAAACCAAAGAATATAAGAAGGGTCTGGGTGATATAACAGAGGAATTGAATTCTTGTCTTAAACAAATGACCACCCTCAATGATAGTATTCTCCAAAATCAAAATCTACAATCCAAAAAGACAGCATTACAAGAACAAGTAAATAGACTACTAATAATGAAGAAGGATTTGGATAGAGAAATTGATAAGACAGAAAACTCAGATAATATACTAATCGAAAACACTAAAGAATTTGAACTTGTTTCTGAGGAAATAAGTAATCTTAAGAATGAACGCGGCGTATTGTTATTAGCAAAAAAATATGATGAATTGGCGATTAACTTGCTCAAGGATGGTGGTATCAAGACAAAGATCATAAAACAATATCTGCCAATGATCAACAAGATCATCAATAAATACTTGAATCTTATGGACTTCTTTATAAACTTTGAGATTGATGAAAATTTTGATGAAGTGATCAGATCAAGGTATAGGGAAGAATTTTCTTATTCAAACTTTTCAGAAGGAGAGAAATCGAGAATAAACCTAGCAATACTCTTTGCCTGGAGAGAAGTTGCAAAATTGAAAAATTCAGCAAACACAAATCTTCTTATCTTTGACGAAACTTGTGATTCGTCTCTTGATATTGATGGTGTGGAAGAATTGTTGAAAATTATTCATTCAGTGAATGAAGACACTAGCATCTTTCTCATAAGTCACAAAGAGATTCTTTTGGATAAATTCAAGCATTCATTGACATTCAAGAAACACAAGAACTTTTCTATATTGGGTGAATCATGATTATATCATTATCAGTTGCCTTTCTTGTTCTTTGTATAATTTGGTTTGATATTACTTCACCAAATATCCTTCATGGTCGCAAAATCCATCGTAATGATTGGATAAAATGTAGAAATTTTATAAACACCTTTTTTGATATGGTTGGTTTACACTATACAAAGACTTGCAGAATAAGCAATAAAATTATGCAAATCTTTGAAAAGCCAAAGTGGATTCCAGGAGATGGAGTATAATCAACCATGAAAGTGATCATAGCAGGTTCTCGTACAATTACAGAGTATTATCTAATAGAAAATGCTATTGCATACTCTGGTTTTAAAATTACAGAAGTTGTTTCTGGAACGGCCCGAGGTGTTGATAGATTGGGAGAAATATATGCTGCAAAAATGAATTTGCCCTTGACTATGTTTAAGCCAGATTGGGACAAATACAATAAATCAGCGGGACATATTAGAAATAAACAAATGGCTGAATATGCAGACGGACTTATTGCTATTTGGGATGGAATATCTCCAGGCACAAAAAATATGATAGAGAATATGAAGAAAGTGGGAAAACCATATTTCCTTTCAAAGGTAGGAGGATTATATGGGGCTTTATGATTGCGCTGATTATTATTTAAGTTTGGTTGATGGTTGGGAAGACCCCAATGTGCCTCCTGTTGTTCTTTTATATGATGGAATTTATGTGGTTCGTGATGATCTATTGTCGGTTGGCACCAAAGCAAGATCAGCAGACTTCTTGATTGGTCATAGTCCCGAGACTAGAAACATAGAAGAATTTGTGTATGCTGGTCCAGCGACTGGTTATGCTCAAATCTCTCTGCCCTTTGTTTGTCGAAAGTATAATAAGAAAGCAATCATATTCATGGCAAATAGAAGCAAGGACAATTTACATGCTCTTCAAAAGAGAGGTCTTGAAGAAGGTGGAATTTATAAGTGGATAGATGATGGCATGTTGACTGTTATCCAGAAAAGAGCCCGAGATTATGTGAAGGAATCTCCCCAAACCAGAATGTTGGTTCCTTTTGGTTTAAATCATCCGACTGTTATTGGTTCTATGATTAAAGTCGCAAGAAATCTGCCACTGGTTCCCCGAGAAATTTGGTCTGTTGGAGGTAGTGGAACACTATCGCGATCTTTACAACTTGCCTTTCCCGAGGCCAAGGTATATATTGTATCAACTGGTCATAATATGTCAAAGGAGGAGTCGGGAAGAGCCGAGGTGTTTAAGTCAAAATATAAATTTGATCGACCTGTATCAAAAGAAGACTTACCACCATTTCCTTCTGTGCCAACATATGACGCAAAGGCTTGGTCTGTTATGAAAGAATGTCACAAAGATCGTATGGTCCCTGGCCCTGTTTTGTTTTGGAATGTAGGAGCATAAAATGAAAACATATCTTTATAATGAACCAATCTTTAATGGCGACGAACTTGTTGGTAATTATGTCAAGGAAATGACCGAAGATGATATACTTAAGGAATATTGGGATTATTGGACACGGCAAATGCGCAAAGTGAATAAGGAACACCTAGTAAATAAAGAAAACTGTATCGAAGATTGGTGTACTGTAAATTGGGCCTGGGAAAAAGAATGAAAATTTGTATTGCTCGTTTGCGTTCGGGCATTAATTATACCGAACCATTAAACCATATTGTTGATTCTTTCTGTGAATTACTCAAGATGTATGTTAAATCACATACAGAGCATGAGTATTTCTATTATAATTTTGGGTTTAATCAGAAGCCCAAAAGAGATATTGAGGCCATAAAAAATTCTGATATAATTCTAATTCCATCTGAGGCTGAATTTAAGTATTGGATACCAGGGGCAATTCATACCTTGGATGTAAAAAGATCCAATGAAGAACTAGAAAAAATCAGACCTTATTTCGAAAACAAGAAGGTTATTATCCTTAGAAGTGATAGACAGGATTCAGAAGAACTCTATAGATCAAAGGTGTTTCCAGGCATAAACATCCAATATGAGACGATTGATGAAATTGACTTTGGTAATGTTCATTGCATGAAATATCACTTTATCAAAAAACTCAACCCCTTGTTTACCGAGACTAAAAGATATATCGATTTCTGTTATTGGGGGTCTGATAAAAGAAAAAGTATTGATGGTTTGTCGTCGGGCGACCAGAGACATGTTTTCTTAAAGAGTATTAAAAAG